TTATATTAGTAGGCGCCGGAGTTACCGGTGAAGAGGGTACAGATACCATGACTGTTGACCAAGCACAAGATACTGTAGCTAGTATGGCAGATAGTGCAAACGACCTAACATAAATGATTGAAATTCCAAAGGTTGAATTTTATATTAACCACACGTGTAACCTAACCTGTGAAAACTGTAACAGATTCAACAACCATAATTTTGTAGGTTGGCAAAGATTTTCTGATCATGAAGCTGATTTAGAAAAATGGGCCACCAAAATCACAATTAAACAGATTGTAATAATGGGAGGTGAGCCGTTGCTCAATCCAAGTCTTCTTGATTGGATTACAGGACTCAATCGTATCTTTGGTACAAATGTACAAATACTAAGCAATGGTACAAGATTATCAAAAACCCCAAAACTTTATAAACTTTTAGGAGGTAAGATTGATAACTGGCTTGGTATTAGTTGGCACAATCGTAATCATAAAGATATGTTGTTAGAACAAATTAATTCATTTATGACTCATCCAATAAAATACCCAGAAAACCTAAATAATGTTTTAAAAACAAATGACCAATTGACTTTTCTTGATGCAAAAGGGGTAAGAATTACAGTATGGGTACAAGATAACTTTATCAGTGCAGCAGTTCATAAGAATAATCAAGGAAAATTTACATTATATGATAATGATCCAAAAGAAGCACACAGTGGTTGTGTGTTTGTAAAATATAAATCTTATCATATGATAAACGCAAAACTTTATAAATGTGGTCCGGTTGCATTATTTCCAGATTTTGATAAACAACATAATTTTAATATACCAGATTCTGATCGGCACCTTTTAAACAATTACAAACCTTTATGTATTGACGAATTTGATACCAGAGGCATTGAATTTTTAAAAAATATAGATAATGTGATTCCACAGTGTAAATTCTGTCCTACCTGGAGAGATAGTAGCCATAAAATTATATATCCAGAAGTTAAAGTGAAATCAAAGTTAGCCTAAACTCATTGACTTTTCTATATATTATTGTAAAATATCTAAATGCTTATAGAAAAATTTCAATACAAAAATCTCTCACGGAAGCAGGTTGACGGCAAACGACTGTATTCTACTCCTGATGGCAATGCCGTGCCCAGTGTCACTACTATACTTGGTGCTACGCAATCAAAAGAAAAGCAAGAAGGCTTAGCCAGATGGCGTAAACGTGTAGGCACTGACCAAGCACAAAAGATAGTTACAGAAGCAGCCAACAGAGGTACACGTATGCATACCTATTTGGAAAACTATTGCATTGATGGAACAATTAAGCCAAGAGGCAATAATCCTTTTAGTTGGCAATCACATGCTATGGCCGAAACAGTAATAAAACAAGGCTTGTGCAATGTAAACGAAGTATGGGGCGTAGAAGTTCCTATGTACTTTCCAGGAATATATGCAGGCACTACAGACTGTGTTGGAGTACACAGTGGTGATGATGCAATTATGGACTTTAAACAATCAAACAAGCCAAAAAAAGTAGAATGGATTGAAGATTACAAATTACAACTTTGTGCATATGCAGAAGCACACAATGAAGTCTATGGAACAAAAATTAAAAAGGGTGTTGTGCTAATGGCAGTTAAGCCAGCAGTCGACGAAATGGGCCATCTTAAAGAAGAGCCACTGTATCAAGAGTTTATTGTCGAAGGTGACGATTTTGAACACTGGCGCCAGCAATGGTGGAAGAGGGTTGAGCAATACTATATCTCAAGCTAAATACACATAATCGGAGTTAATAAATGGCAATAGTACAAGTATCACGGATTACCAACCGAAAAGGTCTAGCTGATAATCTACCACAGTTAGCAGGTGCAGAATTTGGATGGGTAATTGATCAAAGAAAATTATATATTGGAAATGGAACCTTAGCAGAAGGTGCACCAGCAATTGGAAACACAGAAATTCTAACCCAATACAGTGATATTCTCAATGTTGCAACAACCTATACATACAAAGGCGAACATGCTGGATACACAGTACAAACTGGACCATCATCAAGCGATCCAGTGGTACAAACACTTCAAGCAAAACTAGATAATTTTGCCAGTGTTTTAGATTTTGGTGCAACTGGGGATGGAGTTACGGATGATACTGATGCTATTAATAGAGCATTATTTCAGCTTTTTTGTGTGCAAACAAACACAACAATAAGACGTAGTTTATATTTTCCTGGAGGAACATATAGAATTACAAATTCAATCAATGTTCCAACCTTTGCAAAACTCTGGGGTGATGGGCCTGATAGTGTTATTTTTGAAATGGACGTTTCAAGTGATAGTAGCTACGGAAGTTATGTCTTGCGTACTGCTGACAGTTTACAACAAACTGGTGCAAACATAGGAAGTAATAGTGCAACTGCTCCTCGCGATATTGTTATATCTGGTATGTCATTTACTAGTAAAGAACCAATTGATCTAGTTTTAATTGATCGTGCAGAAGGTATTAGCATTAGTAATTGCAATTTTAAAGGGAATCTAGCCTCGGCCCCAACAGGTGCCGCTGATGACATTGCAGGATTGAGATTTGATAGTACATTGGCGAATACCTGTAAGCAAATCGAAGTAAACAATTGTAAATTTAGTTTTCTAACCTATGGGCTAAACACAGATGAGAATATACAAGGTGTAACTGTACAAAATTCTCAGTTTAACAGCTTGTATCAAGGCATCTTACTTGGAACTGGTACACCAGATAACGGTGGCCCAGAAGGCGTTCGAATCGTGCAAAATCTTTTTGATGACGTAGCCAAGCAAGGTATAAGCATAGGTGCAGTTGCATTCAACGTGAGTGCATATAATATATTCTTAGATGTCGGCAATGATTATTTAGGAGCAGGTAATGCTTCATCTCCAGTAATCGAAATCAATGGAGATGATAATGTAAGCATTGGTGATATGTTTGAACGAAGCGATGCTGATAATCTTACACAACCAAGAGTAGAACTAAACAACAAGGCATGTTATGCTCTTATAAATGGCAATGAGATTGAATTTGGTACCTATCACAGACTTGCTGGTGTGAGCACCGATCTCTCAGTCCAAGCAAGTCCAACCACAATCTTTACTGTTAATACTGCAAATGCAACTGCTTTTAATATCAACTACCAGATGAAAGAATCTTCAACAAACGTAGTGCGTTTTGGTACCCTTAGGGTTGTCGGACAAGATACAGATGATAGTGCTGGAACACTTGCCTATGTTGATGATTATAGCGAAGACAATCCAAATAACTTTGTATTAAGTGCAGTACAAAGCGGATCAACAATTAGTGTTCAGTATACCAGCACAATTGCAAATACTTTTCAATACTCTCTCGAACATTTTAGTATTTAGAACATGTGGCAGAGCCATACTGACAAGAGATTAGCCTCTTGGGTAAATCTACGTAACTCATGCAAAGAAAACAACGACCTTGACAAGGTGATAATTACCATACACGATTGGTGGCAACAAGCACCAATGGTGTTGCGATATTTACATACTGATTTAATCAAAGAATGGCCCGATCTTTGGGAATTGATTGCCAAAAATACATACTGTTCACTTGCAAAGTGTTTAGGAATGTGTTATACTATCTGTATGTTAGATAGACAAGACATAAGCAGTCTTTGTATATCTGAGATTGATAATAATGACTATATAGTCCAAGTGAACAATGGATTATATGTGTTGAATTGGAACGTTGATGAAATAGTAAATATCACACTGTTAGAAAATCACAAATTCACTAAAAACATAGACTCTGCTATGTTTGTACACACGATTCGATAGAAAGGCCCCCAAATGACAATCCAAGTTACCAAACGAGACGGAAGTAAAGAAGCATTAGATATTGATAAACTACACAAAGTGGTTTGGTGGGCAACACAAAACATAACAGGCGTAAGTGCAAGTCAAGTAGAAATAAGCAGTAACGTACAATTTTATGATGGTATAACCAGTACAGATATACAAGAAACACTTATCAAAAGTGCTGCAGATCTCATATCAGAAGAAACTCCTAACTACCAATTTGTAGCAGGTAGACTTATAAGTTATCATATAAACAAAATGGTGTATGGTGAATTCAAACCATGGCATGTTTACAAATTGGTTAAAGAAAATGTACAAAGAGGATTTTATGATCCAGAACTACTCACAGAATACACCGAAGAAGAATGGAACACTATCAACGGATGGATAAAGCACGATCGTGACGAACAACTTACCTATGCGGCCATGGAACAATTTAGAGGCAAGTATCTTGTACAAAACAGAGTAACAAAAACATTGTATGAAACACCACAGATGTGTTACATGCTCATCGCTGTTACTCTGTTTCAAGACTATGATCGAAAAACTAGATTACGTTGGGTAAAAGATTACTATGATGCTATATCAACACATCAAATAAGTCTACCAACTCCTGTAATGGCAGGTGTACGTACACCGCAGAGACAGTTCTCAAGTTGTGTGCTTATTGAAACTGATGACAGTTTGGACAGTATCAATGCAACTGCAAGTTCGATTGTTAAGTATGTTTCGCAAAAAGCAGGCATTGGTATTAACGGTGGACGTATAAGAGCATTAGGGTCACCTATAAGAAACGGTGATGCTTATCATACAGGTGTTGTTCCATTTTACAAAATGTTTCAAGCCGCCACACGTAGTTGTTCACAAGGCGGAGTACGTAACGGAGCGGCAACACTTTATTATCCTCTATGGCATTTAGAAGTTGAAGACTTACTAGTACTTAAGAACAACAAAGGTACAGAAGACAACAGAGTTAGACACATGGATTATGGTGTACAGTTTAACAAACTGATGTATGAACGATTAATGTCAGGTGGAGACATTACACTGTTCTCTCCTAACGATGTTCCTGGATTATATGATGCTTTCTTTCAAGATCAAGAAAAGTTTAAAGCATTGTATGAAGCTGCAGAACGAAAAACAAGTATACGTAAGAAGAAAATTAGTGCTATAGAACTGTTTAGTGCATTTATGCAAGAAAGAAAAGACACAGGTAGAATATACTTACAGAATGTTGATCATGCAAACGAACACAGTAGTTTTAAAACTGACGTTGCACCAATCAAGCAGAGCAACTTATGTTGTGAAATTGACTTGCCCACAAAAGCATTGAATGATGTTAACGATCCCGAAGGTGAAATAGCATTGTGTACATTGAGTGCTATCAATTGGGGCAGTTTTACAAATCCAGAAGACATGCAAAAGGCATGTACACTTGCAGTACGCGGACTTGATGCACTGTTAAGTTATCAAAACTATCCAATCATTGCCGCACAGATGGCAACAGAAGGTAGACGTCCACTTGGTGTTGGTATTATTAATCTTGCATACTTTTTAGCAAAAAACGAAACCAGTTATTCAGATCCAGATTCACTCAAACTTGTTGACACTTGGGCACAACACTGGAGTTATTACTTGATTAAAGCCAGTGCTGATCTTGCAGTTGAGCTTGGAGCATGTCCAAAGAACAACGAAACAAAGTACGCAGATGGTATACTGCCAGTTGATACCTACAAAAAAGACGTTGATGAACTAGTAGTACACGTGGATGCAGTTGACTGGACAGGTTTGAGAACACAACTTCGAGAAACAGGAATACGTAATTCAACACTGATGGCACTTATGCCAGCAGAAACATCTGCACAGATTAGTAACAGTACAAATGGTATTGAACCACCAAGAGCATTTGTTAGCATCAAGCAATCAAAAGATGGTGTACTAAAACAGGTAGTTCCAGGGTATGCACGATACAAAAACAAATACGAACTACTATGGGATCAAAAGTCTCCTGAAGGTTACCTTAAAATTATGGCAGTACTACAGAAGTATATAGATCAAGGAATAAGTGTCAACACCAGTTACAATCCTCAACACTTTGAAGATGAAAAGATTCCAATGAGTACCATGTTACAACATTTATTATTATGCTATAAATATGGACACAAACAACTCTATTACTTCAACACATTTGACGGCGCAGGAGAAATAGACATCGACAAAATGAACGAAACACAACAACAAGATATAACTATCGAAGAGCCGATATACGAAGAAGCCTGCGATAGTTGCACTATATAGGAACCACAATGAGTGTATTAAATACAGCCAACAGAGACCATACGACCAGTCTTGCATTTTTAGATCCAGCCGGCGGAGTTGGTATACAACGTTATGATACTCTAAAGTATCGTCAATTTGATAAACTCACTGATAAACAGTTGGGTTTTTTCTGGAGACCAGAAGAGGTAGATGTACTTCGTGATGCAAAAGATTTTAAAGAGCTTACTGAAAACGAAAAACATATTTTCACAAGTAACTTAAAAAGACAAATACTATTAGACAGTGTACAAGGTAGAGCACCAATTGAAGCATTTGGTCCTATTGTTAGTTTGCCTGAGCTAGAAAATTGGATAATTACTTGGACATTTTCAGAAACCATACATTCTAAAAGTTATACACACATTATACGAAACGTATATTCTAATCCAAGTAAAATTTTTGATGAAATGATGGATATACAGGAAATCATTGAATGTGGTGAAGATATTACTGCATACTATGATGACTTGGTAGAAAGTTGTAGTTACTACAACCTACTTGGTGAAGGTACTCACACTGTAAATAGAAAAAAGGTTGTAGTTGATTTATATGAACTCAAGAAAAAACTTTGGATTTGTTTGGCCAGTGTAAATATACTTGAAGGTGTTAGATTTTATGTGAGCTTTGCTTGTAGTTGGGCATTTGCAGAATTAAAGAAAATGGAAGGCAATGCTAAAATTATAAAATTTATTGCACGTGATGAAAACGTACACTTGGCAAGTACACAACAACTACTCAAATTGTTACCAAAAGACGATGCTGATTTTGTTAAAATACAAAAAGAGTGCGAGCCAATTGTAATTAAGATGTTTGAAGACGCAGTTGATCAAGAATGTGCATGGGCTGATTATCTGTTTCGAGACGGTTCAATGATTGGACTTAATGCACAGTTACTTAAAGAATATGTACAATGGATTGCACACAAACGCATGACTGCGGTAGGAGTACCGAGCAGTTATAAAGGAGCAAGCAATCCATTACCGTGGACGCAAAAATGGATTGCTGGCGGCGATGTACAAGTAGCTCCACAAGAGACAGAAATTACAAGTTATGTCAACGGTGGAACAAAACAAGACGTAGATAATAATACATTTAAAGGATTTAGTTTATGAGTGTGACTGTATATACAAAAGACCTATGCGGATATTGCGATGCGGCTAAAAGTCTTCTAAAAAAAATGAATGTTAGATTTGAGGAAGCAAGAATTGGAACCGACGTAACCAGAGAAGAGCTACTTGAAATTGCTCCACATGCACGTACTGCTCCGCAGATTGTAATCAACAACAAGGTAATTGGTGGTTATGATGATTTAGTTAACTATATTGAAAATACAGGATGGAATGGCTCCGGATACTAATTAAGTAGTAACTTCGGAGGATACATGTTAGAACCAAACAAGACTTACTCATTGCGTCTTAGTGATAGCAGTGAAATTATTTGCAAGATTGTTAGCTCAGATAGCAACGAAACAATAATATCTCATCCATTTAGTTTAATTCCAACACAACAAGGTGTGCAACTTTTGCCTGCAATGATGAGTGCAGATGAGACAAAAAATGTGACCATAAATACAAATAACATTACAATGTACACCGAAACAAACAAAGATGTTATTGCAAGTTACATACAAGCAAGTACTGGTATAGTGACTGCACCAAAAGGAATATTAAAAGGATAAAAATGCCAGGAGCAGTAAGAATAGGTGACCCAAACTCAGGTGGTGGACTTGCAGTAGGTACTGGTGCAACATCTGTAATTATCAACGGCAGACCAGCATGCCTAATAGGAACCTCAGTAACTCCTCATCCGTGTTGCGGTGCTCCTGGGTGCGAAATTCATTGTGCGGCGAGCACAACTCTAGGATCGATGAGTGTACTTGCTGAAAATAAACCTATCAACTACGTAGGCTCTCCAGATACTTGTTTTCATACAAGAGCAACTGGTAGTACTGACGTTATAATCCCAAGAGGTTAGCATGGCTTGTGGTGGTGCAATTACCGCAACAGTTTTAACAGCTGGTGCTGGACTCGCAGGAAACGTTGGTGGCAATCCATTAGAATCAATCAGTGGAGCTCCACTTAATATCACCGATGCAACAACTGGACTGTCCGGTTCTCCAACCATGGCCGGTTTGACTAGTGTACAGAGTGCAGTTCAAGGTCTGCCTAATATGGCAGCTGTGACCAATACTGTATCAGGAATTACCAGTAGCCTACCTGCAAGTTATCAACAAAGTTTTAGCAACATGGCCAGTGGACTTGGCGATAATGTGTTTAGTGCAGGTTTTGATGTATTTTCAGGAGATGCACTAAGTGTCATGGGGGCTTCTAGTGGAATTACCAATGTACTTCCAACTGGATTAGAAAATGCCGCTAAAGTCATGGGTGGAAGTGTAAGTGCTGGAAATATAGTTGGCAATGCAAGCAAGTTTGGCAGTGTACTAGGAGCCGCTGAAGGCTTTGTAGGCAGTTCAAATCAAATGATCTCAGCGGCAACAAATGCTGCCAGCAGTTTTAGTGGCGGGACTTTTCCGGGTATGGATGCAATAAGCACCGGCGGACTTAGTGGAGTTACAAATGCACTACCAGATTTTGGAACCGATCTAGGAAAATTAGGAAGCACTGTTGATTTTAGTAGTATAGGCAATCTTGGATCACCAGGTCAACTTCTAAAAAATATGGATACTGCTGGTAATCTTGGACCAATGTATGACAAAGTAGCAGATATCAAGATTGATCCAAGAATAGCCGGAAGTTTAGGCGGATCACTCAGCACCGTTACAAATGCTATCGCAAACAAAACAGGCGGATTAACTGTTAAAGATCTTGGTATTAGTGCAAGTGATATTGCACAACTAGGACCCGCACTACCAAATAATGTACAAGGACAAATTTATGATGCATTTGGCGATCTATCAACCACAGAGGTTGCAGATGTAAAAGGTATACTGAAAAATACACAAACTGGCATAACAAATGGCGCAGATCTGATGAATCCACAGAAACTGTTTCCGACAAGTTCATCAACTCTTACTGCACCGTTGAGAACTGCCAGTGTTGGTGAAAGAGCAATTTATACCGCAAATGGCTCAGTCAATGAAGAATTTGCAAGTCTTGGAACCGCACTTGCTGGAGCATTACCAGAAGATCTTGCCGTTGCAAATGGAGCACTGGCAAGAAGTTTTGGACAGATAAAAGGAATTGAAAAAACAACTCCTGAAACTCTTACTGCGGCAGTGAACAGTTTAGAAACCAACAAAGATCTACCATTGGTACAAAACCAAACACAATATGTTTCAGACGATGTGGTAAATTATTGGAAAACCACTTATGGAACAGATAGTAATATACAATTAGCCACAGGGCCAAATGGAACTTTTAGTGTAAGTGATGTGATTGGATATGCCGCAGGATACAACAGCTTTGCTCCTCTACAACAGAATCAGATACTAATGCAGGAACTGATTGATAGTGGTGCAATGAATGTTTTCTATGCTGACAACGGATCATCTAGTTCTAATACTGGTATTTTAATTGTAATGGATTATTTTATTGCAGGAGCTTATGATCCAATTGCTCCTGCAACAGACTACATTATACCTGCTGGTGTTTACGGCGCAGGAACATATGCAACTCAAGAAGATTGTTGGAATGGTATAATAGCTGCCGCAAAACAATTGATGCAAGACTTTTATAATGCTCATTCTCAGGCACAAACAATACAAGCAAACTTTAAAAGATTACAAGAACAACAGGCTAGAGAAAAATTAATTCGTTCAAAAATTGATCTGGATCTTGATGTTGTACCTGCAAACACAAACAACGCAGTTCAATTGGCAGCAAATTTACCAAATTATGGTCTTGATACATCAGCTGGCGGTACTGCAGAATTGCTAGAACGTGTAATGAACTTTAGCAGTACAGGCGGACAAGCTAGTGTAGCGGCCATGCGAGAAGCAAGAAATATTGATAAATTAGCTGAAGCAAACATTGTACAAGATGGTCCTATTCCAACTACGCCACCAAGCAACCCAGGTTCGTTGCTAAGTGGAACATATACAGTTGCAGAAGCAGATGCAATTATAATTAGAAATTAGGTTGACAAACTTCCATTCTCGTTGTATATTAATAGTATGATATGTAACATTAATGGAGACATCACTCGTGCTAGATACAAACAAATATCAATCAGAAAATTATAATGGACTACAAGTGGCTTGCGATTGGATACAAGATCTCGAGGAAAATAACAGTCGCTTACACAAAGAAGGTGTAATTGAGAAAGCACTTGTGGCTGCAAGACTAGGCAGTTATAGTGCAGAATGCTTTTTATACAACTGTTATCTTGCATATAATCCATTTTTTACCTACAATATAAAACAGGTTCCTGAAACTGAAGGATTAGAGTTCAAAGAAAATCCATGGGTGGCTTTTTGGGGTTTGTGCGAAAGTTTACGTACAAGAACTATTACTGGTAATGCAGCCAAAGAAGCAGTTGAACTGATGAGTCAAA